CTGTTTAGTTGGACTCGTTTCACCTTTTGCTTTCAATGAGTATTTTACTCCCTGGTAAGTAAACATATCTGGAGCTATCTCAAAATCTTGAGCATCTCCCTGTTTTGTATAATCAGCACCAGGATGGTGTAGTAGCAATGAATCCTGACTCACACCTTCTTTTGCTATACGTCTCACATATGATTTTCTTTTTGGTCCACCTTTTTCTTTTTTCTTCTTAGTATCTGACATTTTTATAATTCCTTATTTTTGGACATCAGTCCTTTTAATTTTTCACGTTTTGCTAGTTCTACTACTTGGGGATCGTCACTTTGAAATGCCGACATCACACAAGCCTTTGTTACACCTGGATAGTTGTTTTTCATACACCAATCCCTCAAGGTTATTATAGGTTTAGCCACGTTCCTCCTCTGGAACATCTTGTTGTGCTGCTCCTGATAATTCTCTGTATCTAAGAAGTGAATCCATAACCTCATCTTCATTTGTTGAATTAGAAATCGTATCAACCTCAGCTTCAAGTTGACGTTGACGCTCAGCTTTTGCTTGAGATATTTGATTTAGGATGTCTTTGGTTATGTCTCCTTGTGTCCATCTCCAGAAAGACTCAGCATCCAATAAACCAAGCTGCAATAAGTCGATAGCTTCATCTCTGCGTCCAGCTCTGGATTCTGGCAATGAAGAGCCAGGTACGTATTTAAAATCCAAATCTCCATCCAATTCATATGGTTGCACCTCTTTAAACTGATAGCCACTTCCATCATCTGCAAATCTTCGTATGGATATGGGCTTATCATAATTCTTTGATAAAATATTTAATACCATCTTGTAAATGTCAATGACAGCATCAATACCTATTTCACGTTCCTTGGCTCTGATTACTGTTTGACTAGCTTCATTTAACTGCTGAATCGCACGTGAAGCTGTAACGCTACCTGGGGTCATTCCTTTGGTAACATCGTGTACACCACTTACTGAGTCTACAAGGGTTAACATAGATTCAGCCATTGGAAGTGATGATGAAGAAATATTGCCAGCAGGCATTCTTTCAATCCTTTCGTGAGGACCATTTGTATAAAAGATTTGCCCTGGCTTATCTGTTGGCCTGTTGCCTGAAATCTTAGCCAATGATTTTGACATAACCATTGCAGGATTGCCGTGGTATATCAAATTATCTATGGCTTGACTTAGAACAATGGAAGCTCCAACTGCCAATGATTCAATTGCTTCTGGTTCACCTTTACCCCAAACAGAATGAGCATTCGTATAATTTTGAAAAGTAACGAGGGGTATGAAGTCGTACGGACTCTCTTCGTACTGGAGGAGGTTAGTACCAGCCCACGTTGCAAGCATCAGCTTACCGTCTTCATAATACCAAGCTTCTTTTAAAAGGGCTTGACCCCCTCGGTAGTCTGATTTTGATGAATCTTCTTGTGGACCTATGGATTCTAACTCCTGCAAGTCAACCTTATCAGTAGCATATTTTTCTGGAGTTTTCACAAATGAACGCTGTTCATCCAATGAACCTTCAGATGCTACCCTTTTACCAAACATTTGTTGTATGTCATCTACATAAGTAGGTGTTGCAAAAATTACACATTGTGCTTTTTCAAGTGATGTAGCAAGTGGATCGACATATACGGTGAATGGGTCAGGTACTACAAATTCAATCTCGCCATTTACCATAACAATCTTTAAAAACCCATTTCCATAAATAAGGCCATCACGTTTCATATGGGCTAGTGCACGTTGTGCTTTCTTTTCAGCCATCACCCAATCAACTGCTTCTTGTGCGTTATATGCAGACACAATTTGACTCTCGGTTTTCGGCATAATATCAACCTTTGGAGGGCGATCAGTTAATATGGAATACATAGTTTCAACTACTGAATGAACTACGTTAGGTTCAACACGTGTTTTATACTTAGGAAGATTAAATGGTTTTAAAAATTTACCATTTACTAGTTCTTCGTTACGTCTCCATCTATTCATAAGATGTTTACGTGCTTCCTTACCAGCAATGAACATTTTCTCTAACTTCTGAACACGTTTTAGTTCATCTGCTGCGTATGCATCCACATCTACATCTGGATATTTAGTAGCCACTTGGGTCTCCTTCTTGATCGCCATATTCAAGTCTATCTTTACGTTTTTTCTTCAAAGCTTTTATGTATGCTGCATAGCCTTTTTTATCATATGAATATTTTTTTCCACCCAACTTTGGCATATTATTCGTCTCCTATTGCTTCAGTATGTGCCTGGTTATATCCAAACTCATATGACTTGCGTTTAGTTTTCTTCTTATATCCATCAACTGGACTTATGAATCCATTTTCTCTTCTTGATACACCTTTACCAATGGTATTGCCTGGACCCATAAATCCTTTTGGTTCTTTATAAGTACCTTTGCCAATTGAATTGCTAGGACCGTGAAACATAGGATTAGACTTTACACTACCAGGTGATTCACCTGCATAATTCCAAGGACCCACGAATGACCTTCCAGCTCCAACTTGGTTACGCCATTTTCTGTGATATTCAGAAGGGGATGAATTAAATTCACCATTCATACTTCCAAAAAAATTCATACTATAATTCTTTTTTTTCATTTATTTTTTCTTTTTAAGTATTTTATCTGATTTAAAATCGGCCGAGATTTTATCCTGCCGTGCTATTTCTTCTGCAAAAAGCCTATTATGCAATTTTGGATTAGGAAGATGGCTCATCTTTTTTTGGTGACGTTTGACCATCTCTCGTCTTCGCTTTAACTGTAAAATAATATCAGTAACATCTGGATTTTGATGGTCGACTTTATCTTGCCCTTTATATATACCCTTCTTATATTTAGGTTTTATTTTTTTATTTGACATTTAGTCTCTCCAATCATAATTAAAAGTTTTTGGTTCTGGATGTAATAAGGATTCATATTTAATCTGATCCTTCGTTTTACGTTCCTTTGGTTCGCCTGGTACATCAAGATGTGCAAGGCCATACCTACAAGCATCAACTGCGTGATCCTCTAGGGTTGTATCTAAATCTTCTGGTTTCTTCTCATCACATATTTGTTCTGGAATTGTTCTTTGTAAATTTGGTGCACAGCCTTTAATAATTATAAAATTTGGTGGCTTGTCAGTTACCTTCATAAGCTGTGCCATATTTCTCCAACCGTTCACACGATCATTGTTAGCTGGTACTAGATTTGGTACTAAAGGCTGGTCTGAATTACCTCTCATAGAATGTGCAATGGTTGCATCTGAATACATAGAAGCGTGCTCTGCTCTCCAACTCATAGGATTCCTCGTCCAGCAGGATGGATCACATAGACTCATATCAATACTTAACCCTTGACATTTCTTATGGATTTTTTCACCCAATTCCATCGGATGGAGTTCCTTTCCATAAATCTCATCAAATACGAAGACACGGTTCTTATGTGTAACTTCCATAAATATCGCAGCGTGAGGAGCAGCGTAGCCCCAATCAATACCAATATATCTGTTATTATTATCACTCCCATAGCCAAGTTTCTTAGCATCTTCTACCTCCATAACGTGATATGCTGGGTCAAACTCTTTAAAATATTGGCCAGCAAAAATATCCCAACGACCTTCAAGCCAAGCTTCCTTCAAAGGTGATGGTAAAGATTTTAAATATTCTACATACTGTGGATCGGCTTCCATAAGCTTAGGATTATCAAATATGGTCGCAGGGCAATAAATTCTATACCTTCCAGATATTGTGTCCTTAAACGCCACATTTGGAGCTTTATCACCTATTTTAAATCTCTTTAAAAGCCACTGATGACCTGGGCCACCTGGATTAGCAGTTATAAAAATTTGAGGTTTAATAGTATTAGTAGAACGTACTGATGATATTAATTTTAAATAATCTTCTTCTCTTGGTATTTGTCCAGCTTCCTCTAATAGTAACCTTTGCACGGACCATCCTTGGAACTGACTAAAAGCATCTTGGTCTTTAAGGTGACCAGTATAAATCTTTGAACCATTTGGAAATTCAATAACCGTAGGCTTTCCTGAAAATTTTGCATTTTTATAAAGTTGCTTCGCACGATCAAGCCATTGTCTTAAATCAGTATGATTACGTCTAATAACAAGGCCAGTAAAATTTGGGTCGACAGTTCCTTTTAGCATCCATACGATTCCAGCATCAGTTTTACCACCACCACGTGCACCACCATAGCAGATTTCATAGACTGAGTCGTCTATGGATAGAACCTTCTCCTGGGCTCCTGGGTTAGCTTTCCATAAAGTATTCATATTATATTGCAATAGTGCTGTTGAGCACTTATATAGGTATACGGCAACTCGCTGACGAGGGATTTCCGAATCAGGATCAGCTGATTGATTTGTGGTTTTTCCATTTTATAGATCGTTTTGTTTCCTTTCTCGTCTATAAGTAACGGATAGGTTATCCGTGTTCCTCGGTTCATTCTTTATCAGGCTCCTCTTGTGATGGTAGAAACACTAAGCCTGTATCATTGTCTGTATCGATACGCATCTCTGAAGCTTTGAGTGATGGTACAATACGTTCTATAATAAGCTTAGAAGCACTCAATGCGTCCTTATCAGGAGTATCTGTACCTAGAGTATTAGCAACCTTAAATAGCTTCTCTATGACGCTAATAACCTTCTCATTGCTCCTGAACCGTTCTACTATGCTTTCACCCTTTTTAGGTCTACCTAGTGGATTAGGACTAGGAGCACCCTTTTTAAACGTACCATCAGGATTTCTGTTGCTCTCTGCGTCTAAAGTGGGTCTTTTATCCTGTTTATCGGATTGTTTCTCTTCGACAGAGCCTTCACCTGTTTTGCTAGTCTTTAATCCTGCTTTTTTAAGCGTATCATCCATTCTCAATTACTCTTTCCTTCATCTTCTTCCTATAATTCTTTGATCCATAGGACTCTTTGTATATACACGTTCGGCATACCGTTAAATGTCTAGGGTTATGATCTGAAACGTATTTAGTTGGTTTATATTCATATTGTCCTTTGGCTCTCTTTGTACATATTTCGCATACTATATATATGCTTGGGTTTATGAGTCGTTTAATTGGGTTACTCAATTAGGACTCAGGTATTACGTCTTCATCATCTTCTGCTCTTAGTATGTAGTTATCATACTCTGACCAGTCGTATCCTTCAGGTAGTGTAGGTCTATGTTGTTCTTTGTCTTCTACTACTGTTTTAGGCATTTCGGTTAATTCCCCGTACGTCTTTTGGATGGTCTTACTTGCTACCAAATAACCCACGTGCGTGAGTCCTGAACCGATTATTGCACCACCTATAAAGAATAAAGTTTCCACCATACTAAGAATATATAACCCTTTTTACTACTAAAGTTTCCCTATTTCTTAATAGGATTAAACTTTTTTTACCATCGAGAATGTTACCTTTACCATAAAAACTACTTGACTTATATTATTACTCTTAACGTAAGTTTTGGTAGCCAACAACGGCTTAATTAAAATGGAGAAGCAAATGATCAAACTAATAATTAAAAGAATAGATGGCGAATATCAAGTTCAATGGATTGAGAATGGTAAATTGGACGAAGCCAAAACATACTACACAGATTGCAAGGAAGATGCACAACAGACCTTAATTGCAATACGTGAACATAAGAGTTTTAACCAAACAAAAGGAGAAGCATAAAATGAAGAAAGCAAATGAATTATTAAAACAGACAATGTTAGCAGATGAATTTAGGAATGAATTGATAGACTTAGGAGAAGATGAGTTTGTTAGATATACTGAAATACAAACTAATCGTACAATTAAATTGGTGGAGGAGGATTTGGGCGAAATCCAAATACCAATATGTTTTTATGAAGATGAAGATGGAAATAAAGTATATGACTTTGAAGCAATGGCTGAAGGATTTGAAAATGAACTATCTAAACTTGATGAATCTGTTGTTGTAATGTGTAGTATTGAAAACAAGGAGAATGAATGATGAAATACATAGAACAAGATGATGGTTCTTATACATCTGATTTACGCTGTACGGATGATGGCTTTATTGAAGGTGGAACAGATTGGGATGGAGATATTCTTATTAGCACTCATCCTAATATAGAGATAGTATACAATAAATCAAGGCTATGGCGTGAGTCTATAAAAAATATAGGCAGAAATGATAAATGCCCTTGTGGTAGTAATAAAAAGTATAAAAAATGTTGTATTAATAAAGGAGAAGCAAAATGAAGAAAACTATATGGTCGTTTACTATTCGTGATGATAAATATTATCCAAATGGTGTAATTGTATATTTAGCAAATGATAAAGATATGGAAACTATTACAGATGCAGGTGATGATGAATTGATATATCACTATATTGATGATGAAATTGATTTAAACAAAGTCAAAGTAGGTGATATATTAGAGCTAGACGAGGATTTTGAGGTACTTGAAACACACTTAAATGAAGGAGAAGCAAATGGACGATAGACTAATAGAAATATGGGATTATATAGTCGAAACAGGTATTGCTACTGAGGATGAACTACGCTTAGTAACTAGTATCAATGGTACAAATGAAGATAGCTTGAATAGTGTTTTATATTCTCGCACAGGCTACCGATCTTTAGAGCAACTAATAGAGATGGGAGCATAAATGAATAGTAGCTCTTATTGTAAACGTGTAAGGAAGCGTATGGGTCTTACTCAGGAAGCTATGGCTCAGAAGCTTGGATATAGCTCAGGTGTACGTATATCCGAAATTGAAAGTGGTTCTATGGAAATGAGTTCCATAGCCAAGAAATGTCTGGAATACCTAGACGAATTAAATAAAGGAGAAGCATAGAATGAAAACTAAAACGTATAAATTAACTGAAGAAGAAATTGAGCTTATTGTTGAAAGAGAATTACCTGCTGAATCATTTTTTCAGGATGGTGAATGTACTCTAAAACAAGCAAAAGCAAATCTTGATTATCAGCTTGAGTGGAATTTTATTTCAAGAATAACCTATGATTATTATATGGAATACTATTCATAGTATAGTGCTATGTAGTAGTTTGGGTTAATTCCCTGTAAAGCCCTTAGTTAACGCTAGGGGCTTTTTTTATCTTCAGGAATATAAGTTAAAACAAACGTATCACACTCATTGCAAGATAAATTTGAAACTATACCTTCACCATCGTGACCATAATCTTCAAACGTATGATCACCACCCCATATCATTTCTTTAGAACACTTTGGACAAATCATCTTAATCCTGATCCCCCTCTCTTGCGTCCACGCTGACCTTTACCACCACGCTTCCTGGCTTCCACCTTAATCGTATCCGTGGGCATAACAACATACGTTGTATCTGCATTTAATAAAACACTCAACATAATTATCTTAATCATTTTTTAATCCTTTAATTATAGGGGGTAGCTATTCGGTATGTCAACTAGGTTAAGGCTATTTTATTCTGCTATCAAAGAAGCGTACCCCCTAATTTATTATATCAATGTAAATGGAAGCAATGCCCATCCTTTTGAAGCTACAAATCCAAACACTCCACCTAGTATAGTAGCATATACATCAGGTCTACTAAATAAACCATAATCCTGATAGTCATATACTTCTTTACCTACAGCCACAACACCAAGTACGATCCAACTATTAGTGATAGCCATCACACACGCACCACCAACAAAATGAAGGAACTTGTCTGTACCAAACTGTAACATAAAATCATTTAACTTACTCATCTTCTAACTCCTCAAATTCTGACTCCTGTAAGCATTCAGCACATACATCTGAATCATCCCACGGAATCGATTTACAACATTTACTTACTAGAAATATCATAACTATTAAGCAATGTTAGTTACTATTTACTTTCATCAGATATTATCTTTTCTATTGTTTTTTTTGATAGACTAAACTCTTTAGATAAATAAGCTATTCTTTTAGAGTATGACATATCAACAAAGTTTTTCATATACTCCCATATGGTCTTGATTTTTAAATCACGTATGTCTAGTTCTATGCTTTCCGTTATACGTTCTATAAGTGGCTTTCTATAATTAGGCACAATCTTTACATAGCTCCTTTTGTTTACCATATTTGGGGAAATCCCTCAGAATTTCATCACCATCAGGCGTTCTTTGAAATACTAAACTACACTCAGGACATACATATCCGTTAAACTTATACTGAATATGATCTGACTTATGTTCAAGATGGGAATCATCCTTATGCCTAGTAAAAAAATCAGTAGGCATCCACCACAATTCCCTATCTTTACTCATCCATAGTTCCTTTTATTTTTAAACCAAAGTCTGTATATAAATTAGCTATACATTCTTGCTGAGTATAACCTTGTTCTAAAACTAACGTGCGTTTTTTCTTATAATAATCTTCAAGCTTCATTCTAAACTCAACTAAATCTAAATATGTTCCTTTAGATACAGGATGTTGCCTAGCCATATTTTCCAGGAGCTGTGCAGTACCTTCACCAAACAATCTATCAATAGCCATATTCATAGGTTTAGTTATGCCTTTACCCCAATCGTTATGACACTTTCTACATTGGCTGATTGTATTACGCTCATCCCATCTTAAAACAAGATGACCCCTAGAAATCTTATGACTCCAATCAAGCTGACCAAGTGGCGTACTATCCTTATGTATTCCACACGTCTGACAACAATAATTATCCCTAGCCTTAACGTAATTCCTGACAGCCTTATCTAGTCTGTGCTTCATACGTGTTTTGGTTGGGATTTTTCTAGGCATCTATTCGTCTTCACTTGGTGGATAATACTTTATGGTTTTACCGTTACTTGAAGTTCTGTTCTCATCCCATTGCTTCTGACGTTTTTCAAATATCTTATTAAACTTCTTAGTCATTTCTTCAGAATACCAACCCTCAATCACACGATACTTTGAACCTTTGCCTTGTGTCCTCATCTTTTCAAGTCCTGTAACATACCCATCACCTTTATTATCTTGAGGTTTGCAGCTTTTTTTCTTATGACGTTTAGCATCCGATTCAGCTTTGGCTATTTTTTTATCAATTTCTTTACCCATCTAATTCTTCAGGGGTTTGGCTTTCATCAGGCTCCGACTGCCCTTCACGATGACCTCTTTCCTCACCCCTAATCCTTTCAAATTCAGCGTTAAATTCTTCTACTGCACGTGGTACAAAATGACCAAAATTATTTATCATACCAAGACATAGAAATAATAATTTTTCGTGTGTAGCAACTTGGCTCTTGAGTTCTTTTACTTGATCTGCAAGAGCCTGATTTGCTCTTAATAATTCTTCCGAAATCAAAATGGAAGTTCTTCTTTTTTAGTATTAGCGTAATTACCAGCAGGATCATACATCTGAGCGACCTCTTTATTGAGTTCATCACGATGGTCAAAGTGAATGAACGCAAGGTCTAAGTAGTGCTTTTCATTTCCATCCTTATCAGTCATAGGCTTATCAAGCTTCTTGGATGGTGGTGAAACAAACATACCTTTAGCTCCATCTACAAGCTTACAGTCGTGTAGGGTTATGATTGGTTTACTATAATTATCCAATATGGTTATGCTTAGGGTTGCTACTGTTTTACCCCAATCTACGTTACGCATTTTTTCAATTAAGAAATGTGACATTCTTACTCCTTTTTATTTTGCCCAAAATCCATCGTTGACTATCTTAGCCATAATTCCATAGACACTAAGGTCATCGAAACTATCCATAATCGATTCGTTTTGAGCGTTTTTTCGTTGTCTTACTATTAAATTAACTAAACGATTAACCTTGTCATTCATCCGTACACATAGGCCTGTAAGTGATAGGTTAATATCTTCGCTAGTTTCTAAAGTTGTTCCCATTGCAATATTTCCTGGACCATAATCCATTTGCTTTCTACAGAACAGTTCATACTGCTCACGCTGAAAAGCTTTAAATGCTTTTGATGTTTGTGGGTATTCTTTTTCTATAAACTTTACTGGGTCTTCTTTTTTTATTTCCATTTACTTTCCTTTCTTCCAAGAGAATGGGTTTAGATTTAAATCCTTTTCATACCATAACAAGCGTTCTTTTATTTCATCTACTTGTTCTTTCCTAGATTCTTTTCTTTCTAGTTCGTAGATTTCTATTTCTTTTAGGGCTAATTCCATATTACGTTCTAAAGATTGAATCCTACTTTCAATAGTATAAAATCCCCAAACTAAAAAACCAACTCCAACTACAAGCTGAATCAACCATTTAATATTGATTGTAAAATTCAAATTATCATTCAGTATATTCTTTTGCACTTTACCTTGCTTTCCTTATTGTACTTATGGGTTTTAATTTTTCAATTGGTATGTGAGTCAAAGGTTTTAATTCCCATCTTTTATTTGCTGTTGTTTTTGTATTACGATTTAAAGTTT